GAGATAGCTCAAGTGATACAGATCAGATAATAAACAGAATTACGATACAAGATTATAACCAATTACCTAATAAAGATAGTGAAGGCAAGCCAAGCCAATATATGATTGATAGGCAATATACGCCAGTAGTTTACTTTTGGGCAGTACCTAATACATCTACATATTCTATGGTTTATTGGGCTATGAACCAACTAGAGGATGTGACTTTATCTAATCAAGATGCAGACATACCTTATAGATGGAGTGACACTATATGTGCTGGACTAGCTTCTAAACTAGCTATGAAATATGCACCAGAAAAATTTCAGTTATTAAATGAGATGTATGAAAGGTCTTTTAACTTTGCGGCATCAAGCGATAATGATGGTGTAAGCTTGAGGGTTCAGCCAACTGCGTTGAATATGACATAATGGCGAAATTAGCTAGTGGCAAAAAATCTGTAGCGATAAGCGATAGAAGTGGTTTTAAGATTAAATATACTGATCTTAAGACAACTTGGGATGGATTGCGAGTTGAGCCTAGCGAATGGGAACCGAAGCACCCACAATTAACGCCAGCCAAAAATGTTGTAGATGCAACTGCATTATTCCAACCAAGACCAGACAATGATCCAGAAAATGTAGATATATTTTTAGGATATAGCCAAGATATATTTGCTTCTAGGGTTCAGCGTTCTCAAACTGGTGTTGGCATTAAGGGTCAAGGTTCAGTTGGGTTTGTGGGTATAAGTCTAAACGAGCCAGTTATTGGATTAGCAGGAACAACAGCTATAGGCACGTTTGCTCCTGGTTTTGAAATAGATGGCGTTTCAGCAACAGGAGCTATAGGTACTGCAATAGCAGAAGATCAGATAGATGTTACACCTACAGGAACTGAGGGAACTGGGGCAGTTGGTGACGTATCTCTTGGAGCTACTGCAACTTCTGCTTCAGCCACGGGTGCTATAGGCACTAGCACATTAAATTATGATTATATATTTGATCAGAATGGTGTGTCTGCAACTGGCACTACTGGAGATGAAAGCTTTGATACCCAAACTGATGCACTGACTGGTGTAGCAGGAGCTGGGGCTATTGGAGATGAGACGCCTACGACAGAAACAATTGCGACTGGAGTATCTGGCACTGGGGCAATAGGCACTTTTGGCGAAGAGGGCGATGGAACACTTAATTTAACAGTGCAAGGTGTTGGTGTACTAGGTGACATTGGAACAGGCACAGAAGAAGCTGAATCACAAGTTATAGAAGCCAATGAAACTGGATGGGGTGAGCAGTCTTGGGGATATGGTCAATTTGGTGGTGATCCAGAAATAGTTGGAACTGGTGCTATTGGAACACCATCTATTGATGTATTTAACGGCCCGAACCCAGCGACTGGAACTGAGGGTAGTTCTGCAATAGGTACATTTGTTACAGAAAGTGAAATAACTGAAACTGGTGTAGCAGGAACTGGTAATACTGGCACTGTTAGCTTGGATACTGACGTAGAGACAGGTGGAACAAGTGGAACTGGTGCAATTGGCATATCAACGCCATCAATAAATCCAGGCTTTGGTGAAGGAGCTTGGAATGATGGAACATGGGGTAATTAAATGAATTATACAAGTTTAGTAGCAAATATACAGAATTATATGGAAGACGATAGTACAGAGTTTCAAGACTCTATACCAGATATTATAACACAAGCTGAGTCTATGATATTTGCTAGATTGGCTAGTCTGCCTTGTTACAGACAAAAACAGTCTGGTAACCTAGTTATAGGCACTGCAGAGTATTCTGTTGCCAATGCAAGGATGATTAGACAAGTGTCAGTGACAAAAGCTGATAGCGATGTAATTTATCTTAAACATAGGATAGATTCATACTTAAGAGATTATGTTCCAAATGCATCTACTCAAGGTACACCATTTATGTATGCCACAAAAGATGCAGATACTAATGGAATAACCATATTACTGGGCCCAGTTCCTTCAGCGACACTTGCTTATGAAGTGGATTTTGTAGGTCTAGAAACAGGATTATCAACTTCCAATGCAAATAATTGGATAGGGGATAATGCAGAGCAAGTTTTATTGTCAGCTTGTCTATATGAAAGTTCTGCTTTTCTAAAGGCACCCGATAGTGTAAACTTGTATAAAGCACAATTTGACGAAGCAATAGCTTTGTTTCAACAAGAGATGCAACGTAATTATAGAGCAGAATACGAAGGAGGTATTTAACAAATGGCAATTACACAAGCAATGGCGACTTCATTTAAGTCAGAAATATTGCAGGAAGGTCACAATCTGGCAAATGGTGGAGATACTATTAAGATAGCTCTTTATAGTAGTTCTGCTACGTTAGATGATTCCACAACTGCATACACAACATCAAATGAAATAACTGGAACTGGCTACACTGCAGGGGGAGTAACCCTTACAAGTCAAGAAGTGGCTACATCTGGAACTACTGCATATTTTGATGCTGATGATCCAACATGGACTAGTGCTAGTTTTACTGCTAGAGGTGCATTAATCTATAATAGTACCAATAGTGACAAAGCTATAGCAGTACTAGACTTTGGTGGTGACTTTACAGTATCAAGTGGTACATTTAGAATTGTATTTCCAGCAGCAGGGGCATCAGCAATTATAAGGATAGACTAAAATGGCAAGCACATATGTTAATGATCTTAGGCTTAATGAATTAGGCACTGGCGATGCTAGTGGTACTTGGGGAACTATAACAAACCTTAACTTAGAGTTGATAGGTGAGGGATTGAGTTATGGCACTCAAGATTGTTTTACTACAGATGCAGACGACATAACTACAGTGGCAGATGGAGCAAGTGATCCAGCCAGAGCGATGTATTTTAAAGTTACATCGTCAGCAACATTAACTGCGACAAGAACATTAACTATAGCTCCAAATACTGTATCAAGGCTTCAGTTTATTGAAAACGCCACAACTGGTGGTCAGTCTATAAACATATCTCAAGGCAGTGGTGCAAATGTCAGTATTCCAACTGGAGCTACAAAAGCAGTATATCTTGATGGTGGTGGAGCTACTGCAGCGGTAACAGACGCTTTTGCTAATTTAAGTGCTGGAACAATTACTGCCTCACTAACAGGCAACGTTACAGGCAACGTTACAGGTGATGTGACAGGCAATGTTACAGGTGATTTGACAGGAAATGTGACAGGAAATGTGACAGGAAATGCTGACACAGCCACAACACTTGAAACTGCACGAACTATTGCAGGTCAATCGTTTGATGGTTCAGCAAACATTACTATCGCTTCAACTGACTTATCTGACAGTGGTTCAATCGATGCTACTACACTTGACAGCCTTGACAGTACACAGTTTCTACGAAGTGACGCGGCGGACTCGAAGACATCAGGTGACTTGACTTTCAGCGATGACGTCAAGGCAGTTTTTGGTGCAGGGTCTGATTTACAAATTTACCACGATAGTGCAACTGGTCACAGTCACATAACTGAATCTGGTACTGGCGAACTTCTTATTACAGGAACAGATATATATTTAAAATCTAGTGGTGGTGAGAATTATATATACTGTGACAATGATGGTCGTGTAGATATTTATCATAATAACTTAGTCAAACTAACCACAGCCAATGATGGAATTTCTGTAACTGGTAATGTGCAGTCATCAAGTGGAGCATATGAAGGTGCTAGTGACCAAGATAAAATTGTAGTTGGTGCAAGCCAAATTGATTTTTACATCGACAACAGTAACGAATTTCGTATGGAATCAGATGGTGACTTCCATGCAGATGGTGACGTGATTGCTTTCTCAACAACTATATCAGACGAAAGACTGAAGACAGACATTGAGAAGATTGAAAATGCTACAGACAAAGTCAGTCAGCTAAATGGTTACACATTCACATACAAAGCTGATGGTAAGAAATCAGCAGGTGTCATTGCACAAGAAGTAGAAAAGGTTCTACCAAGTGCAGTAAGTGAGAAAGAGTTACCATTGAAGACAGATGATGGTGTGGCATATAAGACTGTACAATATGACCAAATCATAGGTCTGCTAATCGAATCAATCAAAGAACTTAAGCAAGAAATAAATGAATTAAAAGGAGCTTAGTAAATGGCACTACCTCCAGTTGGCTCACAGATAAGTTTATCAGACATTCAAACAGAATATGGTGGTTCTAACCCTATACAGTTATCTGAATATTATGGTCAAGGTAATGCCCCAGCTTCTGGTCAAATCACTATGTCAAGCGACTTTGGTGGAACTAGTAATGCTCCACCTGACCCTCAAACATTTACTACAGCAGGTACAACTAACATAACTATTGCAGATAATGTAAAAGCGATTGGTGTTCAAATTGTTGGTGCAGGTGGTGGTGGAGGCAGTGGTGGTGCAATGTTCAACTTCTCTGCTGGTGGAGGAGGAGCAGGTGGTAATGTCATTGCTTACCACAATGTTAGTGCTGGACAAACTGTAAGTGCAATTCGTGGCTCAGGTGGCTCTGGAGGAATGTTCTTCTTTGGCGGACCAGGGCAATCAAATGGTTCAGAACCTGGCGATGCAGGTCAAAATACTCGTGTTACACTTGCAGGTACAACCATAGCAACTGGAAATGGTGGAGGTGGTGGAAGCCATCTCGCTAGTGCAAGTGCCCCAGGTGGTTCTGGTGGTGGTACAAGCACAGGTGGAAGTGTTTATAATGTGACTGCCAACACAGGAAATGCAGGTACAGCAGGACAAGGTGGTGGTGGATTTCAAGGCGGTCCTGGTGGTTCAGCACCTTCAAGTGTAGGTTCTGGTGGGGCTGGTGGTAACAATGCCCCTGGAAGTGGTGGTGGTAATGGCTCTGGTGGAGGAGGAGCAGGCTCTAATATGGGTGTAAGAAATGGTGGAGGCGGTGGTGCTGGATACATTAAGGTTACTTTCTATACATCTGCAAACCCTCCTGCAAACCTTAGTTTCTAGGTAATATTATTGGAGTTTTAAAATGGCAAATTTTGTTTTACAAGAAAGTATAAAAAATAATTTGATTGGCGATTTCAGTTTAAGGCAACAATATTATCAAACCATGCAAAGTTTAGCAGATGCAATACAAGAAATAATAAGTGGCACTGGTGCAACCATACCTCAACAAGAACTTGATGACATTTCAGATGATTTTAAAAATCATATTGTTGAACATCATGTTGCCTATTTAACAACTATGGTTAACCAAGAATTCTGGACAAGTGAAGATATGACGTCAGTCAACAGTGCAATTACAAGTGGAAATTCGTATATTTCCTAACTATTAAAAAAACCTTTTAAAGGTTTAATTTTCGATATAAAAAAGTCATTATGTTTTACATGGAGGAAACATAATGAATAATGTAAAAAACAATATACGACACAAATCTTCTGCAAATCCCGAAAATGCTCAATCTTATTCTAGACTTAGAACTTTGGCAACTCTGCCTTATGAACAAAATTGGGAAGTACAAGTTATAAAAAAAGGCAAAACACCCTTTATAATTTTTGATAATTGGTACACACCTTACGAAGAAAAAAATATTTGGAAAGAATTAGACTGGTTTTCGTCTCAAGATAATGTTGACAGAGCAGAAGAAACTTATGTTGCAAGATATGATGATGGCACACCTAAATCTAAGGCATCTCGCTTTCATATAGAAGAATATTTTTTACCAAAGGGAAAACAAAAAAGTCATATTTTTAATTATATGTATAAACAACGTACACAAGAATTTCATAATATTGTAGGTGAAATAAAGCCTTTTTGTCGTAGTTTTATGTCTACAAATGCAGATAGTTCATTAATATCATATTATGAAGATAGTGAATTTTATCATGCACATTGGGATGATTATGCTTGGACTATGTGTATATGGTTTGTAAGAGAACCAAGATTGTTTGATGGTGGTAATTTTGACTTTCCTGATTCCAAGTATAAAGTAAAACTCAAACATAATAGAGCAGTATTTTTTCCCTCTATGTTTGAACATAGAGTAAGTCCAATCAAAATGCATACAGAACCCAAAGAAGTAGGCTTTGGCAGATATACAATAACACATTTTTATGTTGCCGCACCATTTGGCAATATTGTTAGATAAGAATAGAAAGGCAAGAATATTGCTTTTATTTAATAATTTTAAAACTACAGACGTTAAATATTACCTTAACCCCCCATCAGATTTTGCTTATTTACCAAGTGGAATTTTCCCTAATGTAGAAAAATACTCTAACAAAATATACTCAACTAAATGCCCAGCCACAGCAACAATTCATAGTAGATTGTATTATGTAAACTCATTTTTAGATATTGATATTGAGTTTGGTGTAAAAAATGACGAACTTTATTACAATTATTATTTTACTAAAGAACACCCTAATTTCTCAGATATGCACGATTTTTGTAAAAGAGTTATTAAGATAGATAAAACTAAAGGTCAGATAAATTTACAAATCTTTTCACCATACATTTTTGTTACAGACAGTAAGGATATTGAAATTGTTTCACTTCCTCCTAACATAGATTGTGAAAATTGTATTTATGTTGCTGGTGGTCTTAAGCCTTATTACTGGTTGAGAAATTTAAACGCAGCTTTTTTATTAGATGATGAAACCAAAATAGCAAAAGTTAAATTGCGAATTGATAAACCTATGTGTCTTTTTTATTTTAATAAACCAGTAAACTTGCAGTATATGGAAGCGACAGAAAAAATAAAAACTTATGCTCAGTCAACAAATAATATTGTTGCTTTTAGAAACAAACTAGAAAAGTATTACATGAATGTTGTTAGCAGAAGACCAAGAAAACTTTTAAGTTAATTTAATGAGAGATTAAAGATGCAATTGGCTAATCAAAATATAAATAATAC